GGGGCAAGCACATCTGCGTCAGGAGTAGTGAATACTGGAATTCCGTACTCGTCAATAAATCCTTCGTAGTTCCATTCCATTGGGATAAACAAAGAGTATAAACCAGATTTCGTCTGACCATTTCTATTTCGTTTTGTGACATCTGAAGCATTATATAGTTTTTTAAAGTTATCACCTCCTTTGTCCAACGCGTTACTCGTTGACCCCATCATACACTTACCAATAATCCTACTACCTAATCTCAAGCACGTTTTTGTAACTCTCCAGTTATTTAAGATATTTTCAGGTCTCTCCCATTTACCAGCCTCGTCATGTACTAGTAAAGCTAGTTTTTCACCATCATAACTATTATCTCCTGTGTTCTTCCAATCAATAGTTGTATCTAATCCTTGTATATCTTCTAATGATTCGTTTATCGTTATTTTCTTTCTAGTGAACCTAGTAGATGGAACTCTATAAGCTAATTCCGTTTTTGGACGATCCATACCATCTTGGATAGGTTTAAAAAAGAATGGATAATTTATACTGATAGGTACAACTTTGTCAGTAAACATCTTTTTAGCATCCGCACCTGTTTTAGATAAAACACCAAACCTACTATCAGTCGCAAGAGTTGCTAGATTAACCGTTTCTGCAGACGACATAAAGGAAAATCCTGAACGTCTATTTTTAAGATAACACATACCGTAGCATCTTTTATCTGCCTTACAAGCTTCCCAGAATATATAGAACAATCTATTTGCCTCTCTAAAATCTGGAGCCCCAACGTCTATCTTACTCCATTGTAAGTACATGTAGTGCGTACCTGTTATCCATATTGATTTACCATTACTTGTAAACCAAAAGCCATCATCTCTTCTTGTAAACTCTTGATCTATATAATCAAACCATTGTTCTTTTTGTTCATCTGGATACACTCTCCAATCAAAGATATTTTTAATATTCTTTAATTCCTTAGGATATTCTGCTTTAATCCATTTATCCTTCTCGTGTTTAAATACTTTTTTAGGTGGTTTGGGTAATGCTATTCGGAGATTTTGGATTTCATAGATTTCACCAATTTGACCAGTTTTTGATATAACAATAACATCGTGTTCTTTATTGTATCCATATTTCCATTTTTTACCTTTATTAAGTCTACTAATAGTAGTCTTTTTAATAGGTTCTATTATTTTAACTAAATTTTGTTCGTACATTATTTAGATCTACCCTCTGCGAATCCTTTAAAAACTTTTTCTACTCTTTCTTCAGGTGCTTTTCCTTCGAGTAAGTTTTTTTCTTCTTGGATTCTATTAAGTATTTCAAAAGCATCAAATATCGCGAGTTTTTTAGTGGCGGCAGCATTCTTAAGTCTGTCTGCTGTAATATCATCCCCACTATCGACAATAGCCTCTTTCGCCACTTTGATGAGTTCTTCAACTGCTTTGTGCCCAGCTTGGATTATATTCCTTTTCGTCTCCTTGATGTTCATATTTTATTGTAATTAAATTTGATAAAACTCTATATAATCTTTCATTTTCGACCATAAATTCTGATTCTGTTTTAGGTCTATATCCTATAAGATCACCTTCTTCAACGGTACCATCTGAATATTTAACAATACCCATATTCGGTCTTTCTGATTCGACATTAAATTTATCTATAGCTTTTAATGGTTTAATAAAGCAATAACCAGGAGGCGCATACCAATTATTATCTGAAAAACTATTGCAATATTTAACGAGAAACATTTGATCATAATTGATAAAATAAGTATCTTCGTCAAAGTAACTTCTACTATTTCTTTCTCTACCCTTTATATCATGCCATCTTCTAAAAACATTGTGATGAACTATAACTTCATCTCCAGGTTTTATATCTGTTTCTAACATTATTGGTGTAGAAACCACAATAGCAATTCTATTTACATATTGATGATTATATACCTCGGTATTTAATATTAACTCAGAATCTCCTACTTTCTTTTTATTGTTGTATCTTTCTCCTTTTGGTTTTACAACAAAGTTGTAAAGACTTTTCATTAGTATTCTAAATTATATTCTACAGAAACTGCCATATTCTTATTAAAGTCTTTCCAGGGTAGTACATCCTTATTTTTCTTTATATAAATAGAAAACTTATCATCTTCTTCTATAATATTACAAATAGTATGACCACCATACACTTCTTGCCCCACGGCATAGTGCATAGCGTCATTCTTATAGTCTTTACCTACACTAATCTTTCTTATTAGCTTTGCCATTTTCTTTTGGATAATTTATAGTACCATCTACAACATTGACGTCATAAGTTCCGTAGGCTTTTTGAAATTCTTCTTGTAACTTACCTAAACCTTTTTTAGTGTCTTCTATACCGTGCATTATTTCGTGCTTCCTACTTTCCATTGTTCCAATCTCAAAGTGAGCTTTGTTTACAATACTAAGCATTTCCTGCATGTGTTTTAATTGCTCATCTGTAATTTTTTCTGGTTTAGTAAAGTCAATTACTTTTTCTTTCTTTTTTGTTTTTGTCATTTTATTTAATTTAAGTTAATTATTTTTTATTTATGATATATCTGTGCTCCAATTATCAGAACTAGCGTTCCTAAATAGTAAGTTTCTATTTAAATACCCAAATACATCCGTGTAATTAGTACCCCCTAATAACGCTCTCCAATATCCTACTAGTTTACTCATGTCGATAGAACTATATAAACTATGAATATTGACTTGTTGAGAACCGCTATTAGATATTAATGCTACTTGCACCCCGGTTAGTTCGAGATTCCAGTAAGATATATCTGCCATATTCCCTTGATAAACTGTTCCTCCTTCAGTTAGACCAAAAAGTAAACTTTCCCCAGTGTCACCTACTACATCCATAGTTCCAGTAAGAGATGCTGTCGCGTTAGCATTTGTTAAAGTTGTTGTTACTCCACCCGCTGTAGTATGATACATTATAAGTCCATTACCATCGGCTACCGTACCATCCCAAGTACAACATATATGTTGCCAAGCTCCTGTCGCTAACACAGCCGCGGAACTTTCTATTATTTGAATAAAAGCAGTATTAACATCATCATAGACTTTCCAATAAAGTTTATTAGATCCATCAGCGCCTATTTCCCATTCTTTTCCATTAGAACTAGTACCACCTTTTGTAGCATAAATTCTACTTGTTATATTTCCACTAGCAGGTTTTATCCAAAAACTAACACTCATTGATCTCGAAGCAGCACTCGCTTGAGACATAGTATAATAAGAAGCATCACCTCCATCTAAATACGCTCCATCAGTATCCTCGTTTAAAAGAAAACTATAATTAGTCATATTAGTAGTGGTGTATGGTATATTACCTCTAAGACATATTGCCATAATAGCATTATTTACTGCAGATGAACTATAGTTAGGGTCTTTTTCTCCATCTGTTTGTTCGCACATTAAAACATCAGCAGCTAAAGAAGCGACTGTACCTTGCGAATTTGGACCAAATCTACACACTCTTGTTTCGTTGATTTTCGCAAAACAAGCTATATCTTTTTGAAAACTGACATCAGTCGCGCTATAAACATCGTCAGTACCAGCCATAGATGCATCAGAAAAGATTAAGGCTAATCTAACCACACCTGTTCTCCACGCCCCTTGATTTGCATACCAAGTGTGGGAAGTTCCATTACCAGCGGCTGCAATCGCACCCCAAAGTACTAAATCAGTTATTTCAGGAGCCATGACTCCAAAACCTAAAGGTAAATTATTACCCGCGTTATTATTAATTTTATTTAATTGTGTTGTAAAAGATGTTTGATTATCGTTTTGAAACACCTCCATACATGTAATAAGTAGTTCATTCCCATCATAAAGATTTCCAGAATGCACCCCATATGATCCATGCGTTCCATCTATTGATAGTCTTTGCGCTGAAGGTAATCCAGTATATTCAGATTTGGTGCCATAAGAGGGTGTACAATCGGTCGTACCATCTGGCCACCAACATTCATCAGCCAAAGATAATGCTAATCTATATACTTTCGCAGGATCAACTAAACTATCTATCTGCATAGCTATAGCGGCTATACTTGTTTTTACACTCTCAATAATAGAACCCATACTACCAGTATAATCTACTATAAAAGAAACGTCCATACCTTCCGTGCATGGTGGTCCAACGTCTCCATCAAAGATGTAGTAAGTCGTGAGATCATAATTAGTTGGATGACCTAATCCAGCGACAAATCCCATTAGTATCCGAAATATGCTATTATACCACCATCAACATCTGCTTCTGGAGTAACCGATATCCATCTACCATATATAATTAATCCCGTTGGATATGTTATCGCATCAGCTTGTTGACCACCAGCACCATTATATTCATCAAGAAAAGCTAAGTTTTCAGAACCATTCATCGTAATAGATTCGCTAAGTGTTATCGAAGTACCAGCGGCATTCACACTAGTAACATATGTTCCAGCTGGAACTGAAGACGTGTAATTAGGTGTTGCCGTTGTACTATCTACTGTTATTCCAAGTAAATCTGTATCAGCATTTCTAATATTTAATACATACATACCTTCTTTTACTAATGTATTAGCAGTAATTGTTATAGCGGCTCCTGCAGCTGTTGTGGCTGCACCCAATGTGTTTGATTCGGTTACACCAGCAAAATGTGCGCCAGAAGTAGTGTTGAAAAATTGAGGACCACGTGATCTTCCACCACTCAATGGTGTTGTCCCCATGTTTTCTGCCACCAAATCTGCAAGTGTATTACTCGCTAAAAATTGAATAGCTACTATAACCATACCTTTTGGTGGTATAATAGGTGTTTCTGTTTTTCCATGTGCACTTCCTAATTGGCCAAAACCGTAACTAGTGTAAGTGTCTTTAAATTTACCCTTACCTTCATTAACGTAGGGGCCAGTATTTTTTCCAAATGCCATAATTTATTTTTTTACTTTTTCTAGTGACCTACCACCGAAATAGGCGCCAATCACTGTTATTAATACTAATTGTAATAAGTCTGTCCATTTATCTTCTACCACAAAAGAAATAGCTCCAGCATCGATAAATATCAATAACACTGTAGCTACTACTAAAAATACTAGTACTAATGGCCTTATATTTTTACTAAGCCATGAATCGGATTGCATATCCATTTTCCATCGCTCTGTTACTTGTTTTTGCATTTCTGCTTCATAACCCATTACTAGGTCTTTAATTTTTGCTTCTGCTTCTAATTTTTCTTCTTTAGATGTATGGAGATTATCTATAACTCCACCCACACCTTTTACTAATTCAGCTGCTCCACCAGATAATAAGTTTGTTAAGATACTCATATTATAAATATCTTACTGTTTTGTGACTACCGCCATCACTATCACGGTAATTTTTCTTTTTTGTTTTTCTCTTTCTAATCTTACTTTTAATATCTTTTACTTCATCACCAACCCAACTAGTTGCTTTTTTTAAAGCTCTTCCTATTCTACTTTTCTTTTTTATTTTGAAGTTTCCTCCACAACCAGGATCTCCAGGTGTACATCCTGCTTTTTTCGCCGGAGAAGCTTTCTTACCCAACTTGTCTACGTTTTTTAGACCTCTTGCTAATTCTTTTTTATTTTTATCTACTGATTTTGCTCTATTACCACCTAACTCCATTTCACCAGTTTTCATATTAAGGGATAAATGTTTAGATATTTCTCTTGGTGTGGTTGGTGTTGGTTTGGAAGTATTATATTCTTTTATTTTTGTTTTTTTAGATGGTTCTTTCCCTTCAGGGTAATCCCGAAAACCACCACCCTTAGGTGTTCCTTTTACGTGCCCTGGTTTGTGTGTTTTAAGAGGTGAAGATCCCATCATTTTAAATGTTGGTTTATTCCCTGATTTTAATGCGAAACTTCTATTTTTTTGATAGTTACCTATTCCTGCCATTGTTTTATATTTATTTATTTATTACCATTATTTGCATCTAGCTCCCAAGGAAAACCAGTATGTCCAGCTTCTTTCCATTTACCTTCTATTAATATCATATCTCTCCCGTCAATAGTTTCTCTTGGAAATTTTTCGCCATTATATTTAATATAGTCATCAGCGTATTCTAATTTACCAAGTTTTATATCTGTAGCGTGTCTCATCTCATGTATTAGTACTTGTCTTTCTTCAAAACTATCAGGTATGAATTTATCACTAATGTATATACTACCATCCATATTAGCCTCACCTCCAATACCAGGTCCTAAATCTTTTCTAACAATAGGCGTACCTATAATATTAGGTTTTTCATTTTTAAAACTTAGTTTGGTTTTTATCTGACCTTTATCAGCTTGAAAACCTCTTTCTCTACCTAGCTTGAATGCCATATATTATTTATTTATTCTAACCAAATTTTTGTTTGAATTGCTCAAATCCTGATAGCGGTGCCTCAACTTTAGGCGCAACAACATCTTGTTGACCAGCTTCATTAAGTTTACCCCCTAAAGAATTCCCAAATTCATCAAACTGATTAAAACCGAAATCCGTATTTAACGGTCGGCCTAACGAATCTGTTGGACCAGTCTTTGGTCCAGTCTCTCTCCGCATTCCACTACCAGGTAAAGTTGAACTAGGTTTAGGTGTTGCTTCCAAAGGAGATTCAAGATTAGTTAAAGAACTATTTTGAGCTTGATTTTTAGCCGTTTGAGTACTTTCGTTCTCTACTGTCTCTTGCTGTTTAGTTTCTTCAAAATCCCATTTCCCAGTTTCCTGGTTCCGTGCGCGTAAAGGTGATCTTCTACTACGCCCATGAAGTAACCTTCTTGATGCTCTAGTTCTCCTCATCTATCTTTATCTTTAATCATATCATCTATAGCTTTATTATAAACTTTATCTGTATATGATTTATTATTATAGAATACACTTCGCTCTGAAGTGGGTAAGTCTTCCTCACCTAATAGGATTCTATATATCCTACTTATCATTTGAGAGCATTTGAATGAGGTTTTAAATACAGAGTATTTTATAGTTGTACGATTTCTATGTCTCCAAGTATCTATCCAACCATCTCTCCTTAATCTCTCCCATCTGTTTTTATCCCATGAATAAGTGTAAACTCCATCGATAAAATCTTTTCGTGTAAATCTTTCTTTACAATCTAAATAAATTAATAATTCTAAGTCTGCGTCTTTTAACCCGTAAGTCTTACAGACCCACTTTCTAGTGAGCCTGTAATACTTAAGGATATTTAATTCACGCAAATCTTGCGCGG